CTTGTTGTCGATCGCTGACAATGTAATGTCGGTGTTGCGGTCGATAACGTCGTCGCTTGCGCTTGCCGGATTGAAGAAGATACCCTTAATGTTTCCGGTTGATCCGTCGCCGTTGATGATCTGACGTGTGATAATACGTCTAACGGCGCGTGTTACGCTGCCCTCGACAACTCCGTCGTAGTCTGCGTTAGGCAACTTTGCCATTTCTTCGGGTTCTTCTGTGTATGCGGTTACTTTCTGCTTCTCGATAGTAACGTAACCGAAAACGGGTTCGTTGTTGCTATATGTTCCGCCCTCTGCGGTTCCCATTGCTCCGCCGTTGCCGTAAGACTTAACGAAGCCGCGGTTATAAGTTTCGCCGCCGTGAAGTGGTACGGCTTTAACTCTGTCAATAAGACCGGAAACGTCGTTAAATGTTTCCTTAACGTCTGTTGCGGTATGAACAACGGGCGCGGTCTGTGATACGGAAAGACTATTCTTGATCTTGCGGGAAAGTGTCTTTGCGGAATACTTAACCGCCTTTCCTGCCTTTGCTGCTTCTCCACGCATTGCAAAAGCCTTTGTCTTTGCCTGCGCGTCGTTGTTGCTCTCGCCCTGCTTGCCCTCGTCGCCGTTCTCGTCGTCTTCGGGATCTGCTACGGCTGCCATTGCTGCGACCTTTGCGCGTGCCTTTGCGTCGGCGATAATCGCCTTTGCGTCTTCAACTTCTGCTACGATTGCGTTAAGGTCTTCGCCCTCTGCGGTCTTTGACTTCTCAACAAGTCCGGCAATGTGCTTTTCAAGATCCTTTACGCTCATTTTGATAAGATCTTCATGTTTCATTTTGGTTTTACCCCTTTCTTTTACTGTGAAATGATTTCCAAATAGTTGCGCATTATTGCGTTGCGGGCTTTGATTGTTTCCGCTTCGCGTCTTGCTTTTGCTTCGTCCGGTTGGCTTTCGCCTGCTCCGGTTTTTGGCAATAACCCTTTCGGGATCTTGCCGCGGTCTGCGCGGTTCATATAATCGCCAACGGCTGCGGCATATTCTTTCGCGTCTGTAACTTCGACGTCAAAGTATTTTGCCGCTTCTTCTCCGTTTAACCACGTTTCGGCGTCCATAAGTTCTTTTATGTCGTCGATCGTAACGCCGTCTTTTATATGTTTCGCGTATATGTTAAGCATACCGACCGCGATTTCGTCCAAATCGTCCGCCATTTTGCGAAGTTCTGCGGCGTTTCCCTCGCCACAAGTCCACGGATTGTGGATCATTAAAAAGGCGTTTGACGGTATTTTAGGCGGTTCGCTTCCTGCAAACGCTATTACCGACGCAATAGAACCCGCTAAACCGTCAACATAGATTTGTACTTTGTTTTTTGTCGCGTGTCTTTGGATCATGTTGTAAATTGCGATCCCCGCAAATACTGATCCGCCGCCCGAATTTATGTAAATATTAAGATCCTTTCCCGCCTGCGCGTTCAAGAAATCTTTTACCGCGTTCGGGTATTGGTCTTCGTCTTGCCACGCTCCCCACCAATCCGAAACTATATCGCCGTAAAAATACAAGTCGGCTTTTTGGTCGGTTTCGTTTTTTACTTCAAAGCAATTAAAAATCTTCGGCACGTTTTACACCCCCTTTCTTTCGCTTTTCTGCGTCGGAATATATAACGCGATTGCTTGCAATTTGTTGTGTGCGCCTGCTGCCGGATCTGCTGCCGGATCTGCCGGATCTTCCCCGCTGCCTGCGTCTTCGCCGATCTGATAAATACTTTGTTCGTCCGCCTTGACGTAATTAAGCGAAATCATACGGACGTCGCCGTCTTCGATCGGTTCGTAATACATAAGTTCGCGGTATTCGTTTATTGTGATGATCCCGCGATCGAATAATTGCGACCCCAAATTTACGCGGGTTTGCAATGTCGCATATTGTAAGCGGTTAGCGGTAAAAATGATTTTGTTACCGAAACCGCGTTCACGCTCCGAAAGTAACTTAAACGTAAATTCAAGCGAAAGTTGTAATGCTATCGGTTCGATCACGCTTTCATAAAACGCGTTCCATTCCGCTTCGTTGTAAGTCGAATTAAGGATCTTTTCGTTTACGTTGTAATAGCGGTAAATGTTATCGCGTAAGAATTGCGATTGAGTAACCGGAATTTGCGTTGCGTGCTGCGTGATTTCGTGAAACTCCATTGAATTATCAAGTCCGGCGATACCGCCGTCGTTTGAAGCGTTCATGTATGCTTCTTGGAAGTCGCGCACTTTCTGTTTAAGTTCGTCTTCGTCTGCAAAGTTGTTATATTTCAAGTAGCCTTTAAGGTTTGCCGAATTGTTTACGGTATTCCTTAACGACTCGCCCGTCGTGTCTAACAATTCAAGCGTTGTTTTTAACTGTGTGTCCGGTGGCGTTCCTATAAATCGCTTTCGATCGTATCTTGCTTTTATGTGGATAACTGATTGATAAGGGATTGTGTATTCTTTCCCGTCGTAGTCCCACACAAAGCGGAAGAATATAACGCCGCTTTCGTCGTCTTCCCAAATTCTGAAAGACTTAACCGTTACCGGAACAATACTTTGCACGCGTGAAAAGTCCGGCGTGTAAAATATCACGGCAAACGCGTTTGATTTATACACAAGATCCGACGCCATTTTATAAAGCGCGTCGAACGGTGTTATTTCGGCAGCCCAACGAAGCGAAAGCAACTTTGCCAAATAATCGTCTTTGACGGTAAGCCCCTTTGCGTCGCGTCTAATTACTTGCGGGGTCAATTTTCCCAAATTCTGCCCGATTGCGTGGGCGATAGCCCCCACAACGTCGGACTCATAAAGATCGCTTGACCCTTGATATTCTCCACGAAAAGCGAAAATAGGCGCGTACTTATAGCGTCGTAGATTTAGCAAATCTCGAATAATACCCAAATTGTCGCGCCCCCTTTCTTTTCAATCTACCCACATATTACACAATAAAAACGCCCGTTTGTTATTATCTTTCACGGGCGTTTTATCCTGCTGCAATCCGCTATTTATGCGGTTTTGCGCTCATTCTTTAGTTGTCTTCCGATTTCGTCGTGATATTTCATTTTGACCGCCAAAGCGTCGAAGACGGCGACCGCTCCGTCGATATGGGCGCGCTTCTCAATCTTAACGGGTTTCATTCTGCTATCGTTGATGTTTATATCAACCGCAACGTTTAAGAAATGCGATTGTAACAAAGCGTTGTCGCCTATATCGTAGTTTCCGTCTTTTAAATCGCCCTCGAAAGCGTGTAAAACGGGCGTTAGGTTTGTGCCTTGGTAAACGTCGTCCATGTGGAAGCCGCTTTCCGCCATATCTTGAACCAAATATTGCGCGCTATAACGATCGTAGCCAACTTTTAACGGTCTAATCTTATAAACTTTTACAAGATCGAAAAACCATTTGTAAACGTCGCGGTAATCGACGGCGTTTTCGCCGGAGATCTGCAAGAAGCCTTGTTCTTTGAAAATGTTATACGGCGTGTTTTCTTCGTTGATTGCGACTTTGTAGCGTTCTTCCGGCATAAAGAATTTTGCCAAAATATAATTTTTGCCGCCGCGTTCGATCACGACGCAAGCCGCCGTAAGATCGGTCGTTCTTGAAAGATCAATCCCGCCGACGCAAAAGCAACCGCGGAAGTCTTCAAGCGATAATCTTTTCGGTATTCCGTCCGCGTCTTTGCCGACCGCTTTTTCAACGTCTGCGTATTCAAGCCACGCAACCGAAGAATTTTGTTTGATGTTGCAATACTTTGTAAGAAATTCGGCTTTTTTCGATAACGACGATTTCGCAATCGCGATTTGTTCTTCGTAAAACTCCCACGAAACGGAAACGTCCAAATTCGGGTTTGACTTCTCCAATTCTTCGCGTGTAAACCACATTTCGGGATCGTCGATAATATACAAAAGCGGCAACAAGCGTTTTTCGTCGGATCTGCCTTTCAAAAATGCGGTTGCCCTGCGCATTAACTCGTCGAATATGCCGTCGTTGATATATCCGGCGGTTGATGTGGATAAAATAAGCGGTTGTTTACGCGCTCCTAACGCCGACGTCATAACTTCGTATTGCTTCAAGCCTTGATCGCCCGCCCACGCTTCCATTTCGTCGTTAAGTACAAAGTGCGGGTTGAAACCGTCGGACTTCTTGGAATTAAACGCGATCTTCTTGATTGTCGTATTAAATTCTTTGATGTAAATATCTGCGCGGCGTTTCTTGGTAATGTCGTCAAGTTCTTTTTCTGCCTGCACAATCTGATAAAATGCGTCATAGCATAGATCCGCTTGATCTAATTTCGGCGCAAGGCAATATAATTTCGCGCCGTATTCTCCGTCAACGTAAGCCATATAAGCCATG